CGTCCCAGTTCAGGTGGAGCAGCCACTCAATATTTGTTAAGCAAAGAAAACAATCAATGGTACATTGCTCTCACTTCTGGCGATTCAACTGGTAGAGGTTTTGGTTTTGCTCATGGGTTCAGTACAACTGGTGGTGGTTGGTGGAATACATCTCCATTATTTCCGTTTGATAAGTGGACACATTTAGGTATATTTTATGATAACACTGATGTTGATAACAATCCCGAGGTCTGGATTAACGGAACAAGTGTAACAATGACAGAGTTTTCTACTCCGGTGGGAACCAGGGATGATGATTCATCATATAACTGGATTTGGGGAGGAAGTAATTCCACAGTTTTAAACGATTTTCAGATAGATCATTGCATGGTATATCTTTTAGGAGTTCACGAAGATCAGATAGTTGCAACCTATCATGAATCCAAATCACTTCCAGATTCGAACAGAAACGAGAAAGAGTTAAAAAGATCCTGGCCAAATGTTGAAGGTTTAACTGCATGGACAAAGAAACAGACTGGCGACCGTTATTTACATCCCGAAGGGATTGCAGGTGTCAAGTCCCGAGTTTCTTCAAATGTATCATGGGGGCTTGGTCAAATTCGTCACTAAAGAAAAGCGACTAATTAAATCTTTGTCAAGAAGACCAGAGCCTAAAGTTCCGATAGCCAGTGACATGTTTTTACCTAATCTAAGTGGTGATCATTCAGCAGGTCAGACAGGCACACCATCAACAGATTTAAAATTAGCTAACAAGAAATATGTAGATGACCAGCAAGGCAACCACGATTTAGACGCACACAATGATGTACAATATGTAGGAGGTCCTAGTACAGGCCACATTTTAGCTTATGGCGTTGCTGGGGTCTGGTTTAACGATACAATTTCCAATTTATTATATGCTAGATCTAAGATATTATATTTTGAAAAGCCTACTAATGTAGATGATTTCCCTATGTTATTTGTACCTGACGCAGTTACAATTGAAAAGGTCTGGGGCCAGACTGACACTGGGACAGTGACTTTCATGTTAAAGTGGCGAACAGAAACTTCTCCAGGCAGTGGAGGAACAGACATTTTAAGTAGTTCAATGGTAGCTGATTCTAACGGAGAGACCACCACCAGTTTTGATGATGCTACAATTCCGGCCAATTCATGGATAATTTACGATTCTTCTGCTGTTGCATCAGCTCCTCAAAAGTTATGGGTAGCTATAAAATATAGTTTAGACTAAAATGGGTACTACACCTTATGCAAATCCTACGAGTGCAAGTGGAGCCAATTGGAATAATCCTACCAATGTTTACACTTCTAACAATTCTTATTCTGACTGTAACACGCTAAATGCTCAACTAGTTTGTGGCGGATTCAGTTTCATTTGGTCTGTAATGTCGGCAGATGTAAAACGTAAAGTTATAGGTGTTGAGGTATCGATTGAGGCCAGATCTGATGGAGTCTTAGGTTTATGTCCTACTCGTGGATCTAACCACAAGTTAGGAGTAGAGTGTTCATTTGATGGTGGCAGCACCTGGGAATCTCCTCAAGACACCAGTATATATTATTGTCCTAGCGAATATTACCGAACATTTGGCGGTTTAACTTACATGTGGAGCAGGATTATATTATTTGAGGACGATTTATCCAGCACAAACTTCAAAGTTAGGGTAGAGTTATTAGAGAAGAACAAGAGTGCAAACAAGATTTATGTTGATCATGTCAGGGCCAGGTGTGCAGACGCTTTCTACAGACACGTTAGTTTAGGCACGAGATATGCTTACTATGATGATATCAGGGTCATATAAGCCTTATTTTTAATAGATTTATTCAGGGTAACTTTATACTAATTATTTCTGATAGTTTAAAATTAAGCTTTTTTAACACATTAGAAAGAGTCCTGGAAAGATATTAATAAAATAATATCCTCCCTGGATTTGGCCTTGACTAAAGGTTTAGAAACATAGGAACTATTTAATTTTGTTGGTAATAGAATACAACTATTAGAAAACAGGAAAGTATATATATATGTTATACATTCCCCCTAGCTAGGTGAGGTAAAGTAAAGTGGTTAATAAAACTACCAAGAGAACTGAAGCTAAAATAATACTGTTCCTACATAACCCAGGTACTGTAGGAAAAAGGTGGGCTAAGAACCTGGAAAAAGAACTTGATATAGGTACAGCACACCTGTTCGTTACACTTAAATCTATGATGGATAAACACTGGATAGTTAAACTGCCAAAAGAACCCGGAGAGGTTAAAGTACAATATAAACTGAACAAAGAAGAACTATTTGATATTGCTATGAAAGAATGGTGGGGTACATTGGATTACCCAGGATAGGAGGAATAAGAGAAAATGGTAGATACAAGCGAAACAATGGGGGCTAAGTATATCACCCCTAAGTACGTTAAAGATATACAACCTGACCAGAGAATAGTGCAAATAGATAATGAAGCACAATACAAGGAAACTAAGTGGGGTAAAAAACTTATAGCTAAAGTAGTAATAAATGGGGTTACAAAAGAGTGGGTAATTAACCCTACTACAAACCTTAACCTAGGGAATATCTGGGGAGTAGATTCAGCTAACTGGAATGGGAAAAGAGTTAAACTCGAAATAACTAGAATTGGTGACCAAGAATGCTTGGTGGGATGGCCAATAGAAGATGAACAAGTGTCATAAGTGTGGCAGAAATATGCATACTACGTTCAAATACTGCTATGAATGCCACTGTAAAAGAAGATTGGAAAATAAAAGACAACAAAAGTTGGATAAGTGGAACTATAATGAAGAGTGAAGAGATAGAGCCAATTAAAGCCTATCTAACAGCTCTTAACTTGGCAATACAAGAAATAGGAAGAAACCTAGGACAAGTGGAAACAAGGGTGAGAAAACTTGAAAAAGAAAAGTAAGCAGCCACCATCCCTAAAAACCCTTCGGGTCCCCCACCCACCCACCTAAGAAATGGTAAACCAGAGTGCTGTCTAGGGACAGAGGAGAGATAAATGTCACTTGAAAAAATGAAAAGAGTGATGTGGAGACTCAGAAAAATAAGTGATAAACCTAACCTACATGATCTTAAAGTTGCTATAATGAAAGAAATTGGGACAGACCCAAGAACTAGGAAAAGCACGATAAATACACTTAAAACCCTTAAATACATTAGGCTATATAAAGGTAAGACATTAGAGATCACTAACGAAGATTTAAAGTATTAAAAGCACCCACGGTGATTAGTCCTGCCCATGAGTCGGCTCGAAAGCAAAGCTTTCTCGCCTTTGTCATGTTCAGGACATTTAGTCTCGGGCCTTCTATTGGGAAGTCCCTCGGTTCCGTTGATTTAATCCATAAATCAACTCATACAAGTCGGCCGAGAATATACACCGCACCCCCGAACCCGTGCGGGAAGGTTATTTCGGGGATATAAAGAAATCCCACCCGCCCACCCTCCCCCCGCCTCCGGCGGGGGGCTGTAGTAAGTAACACATGACAAAGGCGAGAAATAGAAAGGTTATAATTGAAAAGACTAGTAGCGAATCTGTAGCATGGGTGAGTATTAAAAAATCCACCCCTCCACAAATTTTATTATTAACTATTAAAATTAAAAAATTATTATTCCACTGGACAGTTACGGGCGTGAGATATATAAGTAAGTCTCTATTACCTTACTTTAGGTGGTAAAATGGGAAATGAAGAACCATATAATGGTTGGACGAACTATGAAACGTGGTTATTAGTGGTAAATTTAGACAACGAAGAGAATTTACATAACAATGTAAAGGAGTGGTTTATGTCTTTAGACAAGCCATTTGACATTTACAAAGTAGCCAATATATTCAGGGAGTGGTTAGAGGAGAATTTTTGGGTGGAGGACCACAACATATTCAAGATTTGCGACACTTGGACATATCGTGACTGGCAAGAGATCAACTGGTTTGAGGTATCAAGAAGTTATTTATCAGAGTTTGACATAAAGTGTTAAGAATGGAATTATTTTTTTATTTTATATTTTTATTTTGTTTCATATTACCTTTATTCGATGAAATGTAAGGTTTGCGGTGAGGATTTTGAAGAGTTTGACAGTGGGAGCAAGTTTAAATGTATAGATTGCATATTATTGGAAGATGAACTCGAAGAAGAGGACGAGGGGGAAGAGGAGTAAGGACATTTTACCCAAGTCTTGGGAGTGGGACAGGTGGCAGCAGGAAATATTGGATCATCAGGGCAATATAACTCTCAGGAGTGGGAGGCAGGTAGGTAAAAGTGAGGTCATTGCGAGGAAAGCGTTTGATTTTGCCATCAACCATCCCAAGACTGTCACGATGATCATTGCAGCTTCTCAAAGGCAATCAAGTTTATTATTTGAAAAGGTCAGAGGCAATTTTGAGATATATGAAAGGGAAAACAAAAAGAGTTTGTTTGAGGACAAACCGACGCAAACCCGTATCCGCCTCACCAACGGATCAGTCATACACAGTCTTCCTGCAGGGCGAACAGGTCACTTCATACGAGGTTTCACGCTCGACATGCTCATTGCTGACGAAGCTGCTTTCATTGGAGAGCAGGTCTGGTTATCTATACTTCCCACCATCGCAGTTAGTAGAAAGCGGCGAGGAATGGGATATATCATACTTCTTTCTACACCTTTTGGTAAAGGTGGATACTTCTATCATAGTTTTACAGATAAAGACTTCCGGCAGTGGCATGTAAGCTCTGAAGATTGTCCACGCATTGACAGAGGTTTTCTTGCCAAGGAACGTAAGAGGATGACCAAGGCCGAGTATCGGCAAGAGTATTTAGGTGAATTCACTGATGAGTGGAACCAATTCTTTCCAACTCAGCTCATTAAAGAGTGCATGACTCTCATTGAGTGGCACAAAGACAAACATTATCATTCCAGTCGAAGATATTATTTAGGGGTGGACATAGCCAGATATGGAGGTGATGAAAATGCATTCATCATTGCAGAACTCGACCAAGAACGGATCAAAATCGTTGTCTGTGAAACGACCGATAGAATATCGTCTACTGACACTATTGGCAGAATTGAAGTCTATGATAGGGAATATCGATTTAATAAGATCTTCATTGATGATTCAGGTGTCGGGGGGGCCGTATATGACTTATTATTTGAACGACTTGGAAGAAAAGTTATCGGACTTAACAATGCAAGTAAAAGAATTGAGATCCAAGGTAAAGAAAAGCAGCGAGGTATCTTCAAAGAAGACCTCTACAGTAACGCATTAACTCTTATGGAGATAGGTAGGTGTGAGATTGTCAGTGATCTTTCCCTTCTTAGGTCACTGAAGTCTATCACCTATGAGTATGGACAACTAAAAAGTGGTGAAAGAGCAGTAAAGATCTATGGCGATTATGCACATTTAGCCGAAGCATTTGTAAGAGCTTGTTGGTGTATTAAAGAAAAAGGACTGAATTTGTACGTTTTTTAGTTAAAATGTATCAAAAAAATAGGAAAATTTAAATATTTCTACACTTTTGGTTAAGAAATGGCTGATACTGGAATATTTGCAACAACTGCCGAGGTTCAGAGGAAAGCTGGTGCTAACGCCAGTGGAACCTCTAATGTTGAAGGTTATATCAACGATTTCATGACTCAGGTTGAATCTCAAATTAATTGTGCTACCAGATTCAATTGGAGTGATAATTATTCAGGTCTTAATGCTGACGTTAAAGGCCTTTTGAAAGAGATTGCTTCTAACCTTGCTGCCATATATGTCATACAGTTTGACATGTCAGGATTCACCTCTAGGATAGAAGCTGAGGATATGATCAATATCCTCAGAGATGCTGCACTCAGAGGTATAGCAATCTTGAGAGACAAAAAGGTTGAGGAGTTCATGGTAAATGCCTGAATTCATGGTGCCTAACTATGGTGTTTGAACATGATTATGATGAGTTCCCCGAACTATCAAATAAACAAATTGAAGAGTACGGGTTCACAAGTCCGCATAAACAAATTGTCGAAGATTTCCGAGCAACAGTGGTTAAGGTCATTGATGGTGACACTGTCAGGCTTGGCACTGATTTTCGTGATTTTACTTTCCCTTTACGAATCTTAGAAATCAACGCCCCTGAGTTAAGTGAAGGTGGCGAAGATACAAAGGAATGGTTAAAAAGCAAAATCGAAAATGCGGAAGTCGAAATAAAAATAAACCCAAATCAAAGGGTAGGCAAGTACGGAAGGTTACTAGGGAAGATCCATTTGAATGGGCTAGATATTGGTCAAGAAATGTTGTTTCTTGGTCTCGTAGACGAATTCGGCAGTTCAGATGCCGATTTAATACCAAAAATAAATAAAACATTTAGGTTAAATCAATGGTTTTAAACATACCAAACGCATTATTCAGGACAGAACAATTATTTGCACCTAGTCCAGAGGATGGTGAGGTCTTGGCAAGATTCGGTTTGAGAGACATTTACAGTCTTGACCAATACACAACTAGGACAGGTCTCACTTCTCCTGGTACAGTTACAGAAAGAGATCCACTCGGGTCAGGTCAAGCCTGGACAAACATGGCAAACGCTACAGCTAGTGACAATGCTTATGCTACAGCCACTATATCTAGTTCTGCTTATATCAGGTTGTGGGACGTGGTATTAGTTTCTACAGTTTCACAAATAAGTAACCATAAACAATCAACAAAAGAAATCGGCACAGATGATGAATTAATGAATTTGGGCAGTAGTTCAGATTTATGGGGAGCTACTACACTAACCCCGACACTCATTAACAATTCAGGTTTTGGTGTAGAGATTGCATATATCAATCTTGCAACATACACAAAACAACTTAATTGTACCAATTTCGGTTTTTCTGTACCAACATGGGCAGAAATCAAAGGTATCAAAGTAAGGATAGAACATTCAATAAGTGGTAACGATATCCAAGTAGATCACGTACAAATGGAGGTTTATTATTACTAAATTAAAATGCCAAGCACAGATATAGGTTCAGCAGATTATGCAGCTGTAAGAAGTTCTATTCAAGATTATGACGTAGATTCTGCTTCAACTGATGCAGCAACAGGCCAAAAAGAGTTTAAGTATCAAATTGAAAACTGGTCTGAATATCTTGGATATTACAAATCTATTCCAGAGTTACAAACTGCTGTAGATGCTAAAGCGAACTGGACTGTTGGGGCTGGTTACACTTCTGACATGGCAACAACTATGCTTCTTGATACAATCAAAGGCAATGGCAAAGATAGTTTCGTAACCATATTAGGCAATATGATCCGAACTTATACCATTGCTGGAGATTCTTTTACAGAAATTATCAGAAATCGTGACGGACTTGTAGTAAATTTAAAACCTTTAGATCCAAGTTCAATTGCAATTGTTCAGAATGCTAAAGGCAGAATAAAAAGGTATGAACAACTTGACAAACATAAAGATCCAATGAAAAGGTTTTCCCCAGATAAAATCTTACATCTTTCCAGGAAACGCATAGCTGATGAAATTCACGGGATGAGTGTAATACCGTCAGTAAAATGGATTATACTTGCAAGAAACGAGGCTATGAACGACTGGAAACGGGTACTTCATCGTAACATAGACCCGTTATGGGTGTTCCATCTTGATACTGACGACACCACAGAAATTGCAAACTTTAAAGCCAAGATGGATGCTGCACGAATACATGGCGAAAACATGTATGTACCAAAAGGTGTAGTTGTTCCCGAACTTATTTCCACAGCTACCAATGCTTCATTAAACCCCTTGGCCTGGATCAATCAACTTAATGATTATTTCTTCCAGGCCGTGAATGTACCTCAAATAATTATCGGTAATGCCAAAGAGTTTACTGACGCTAGTGGCAAGATTGTTTATCTTTCATACGAGCAATCAGTTAAGGGCGATCAATTATATGTAGAAGAACAAATTTTAAATCAGTTAAATGTAGAAATCAAATTAATCTTCCCTGCAAGTTTACAGAACGAACTTTTGTCAGGATTAAATAAAGAGCCACAATTACAAGCGAACCAACCTAATGATACAATGATGGAAATGGAAGGCAGACAATGATGGAAACTGCTTATCAGTTAGTTACTGATGTTGGATTTCCAATTGTTGCATTTTTCCTTATGTATCATTTATCATCAACCACAATAAAAGAAAACACTTGTGCAATCCGAGAACTTGGATTGATTATTCGTACCAACGGAAAAAAGAAATAAAATGCCACGAATAACTTTTACTAACCCAAGAACCTTAAAAGTTGAAGAAAGGTTTTTTGATACTCAAGAACAATTGAATGCATTTAGGGATGCTTTACATGCTGGTAGGTTTGAGGACACTGGTTCTACCACTCCACCTATTCTCAATCGTCCACCAGAACCAGGCCCACCACCTACACAACCCATACCAGGGCCACAACCTCCACAAGCCCCACCTAGAGAATCTGTAATTAACAGAAATCAACCAGCATCTACCCCTACTCAACCAGGACAATTCTTTGGTTATCCAGAAGGAACTACTGTAGAGCAGGGGCTAGAAATTGAAAGGTCTAGGTTTAAAAATATTCTAGATGTGTATAAAGCTATCATAGATCCTAGTAGAAGAGTGGTTTCTAACCTAGATAATAGAGTATTCAATACTGCTGCAGAGTATATGGCAAACCACCCCATAAGTTCTATGGCAATGTTAATGGGGGGAGGGGGATTAATCAGATTTGGAGCCAAGAAACTTGGTAAATTTGCGATAGGTAAATCTGGCCAATTGGTTCAGACCACGTTATCAGCAGAAGCTCCAGCATTTGCAGTAAACACAAAAGTTGCTGGACAAACTACTTCATTACTTGCAGGTGTCATGGCTAACATGAAAAAGCCATTGTATGTCCTTGGTGCTGTTTCAGGTATGATAGGCACTTATCCTTGGGCAGAATGGTCAAGAACTGAAGCGATTGAAATAATGAGTATAACATATCGTGACGCAATAAAATCTGGCAATCCGGAAATTATTGCAGAAACTCAGAAATACGTAAATGAAATTTATGATCCAGGCATGTTTGACAATATTTCCAGGTTAATTCCTGGAGTGAATTTAGCTACCCAATTTAAGAAAAAGACTGATGCTGCAGTATATCAGCGAAGAATCTTTGATCAACTTGCAGAAGACGAAATTGAAAAGATCAACAACAATGAAACAGAAGAACAATATTATCAACGGACTCAAAAGAAGGAAAAAGAATCTTTTGAATATGTTTCTTCTTACAATAATGAATCTAGGAAATTATATAAACAATGGGAATTAGAAGCAGAAGCAGAAGCTAGACGTTTACAACGTGAAGCGGATGCTGCATACAGACAACGGCAAAGAGAAGCCGATTTTGCTTTATTCCAGAAGAAGCGACAAGCAGAGATTAAAGCTAGAAACGAAGATGCTAGATTCTGGGCAGAGCAAAGAAAATTACAAGCTGAACAAGAAGCAAGAGACCGAGAAGAACTTGCAAAGTTTTGGTTTGAGTATCGTAAACAGCAAGAATTGATTCGTCAAAATAATATGCCAAGCCAACTTAACTTTGGTTTTATATAAAATATAATGGGGGTTATATAATGGTAGATGAACAAAAACCAGAAGAGCCGAAACCATCTCCTCAACCGGACACAGAACCGGAAGAGGAGAAAACCTCTTCAGATTTGATTCGTAAAGCTAATGAAGCTGCAGCCAGGTTAGAGGCAGCTAACATAGAACATTCAAAATTAATTTCAAGGCAAGAGAAACTTGCTGTAGAGAACATGCTTGGAGGTCAAGCTGCTGTCCAAACAGTACCAAAAGAAGAAACTCCGCAGGAGTATAAAGATAAAGTTATGCGTGGCGACTTTAATGACCAAACAGCTTGATGTAAAAATTGGTTCAAAAGCTGAAGCATTATGGACAAGAGTTAAAAAAGAATGTGAAGAGCTTATTGAAAATCATAATCAATCGCTTATTGTACAGAAGGCCATGCTTGATTTGGCTACCAAGAAAATCCAGGAAGAACAAGAAAAATAGAAAGTTTTAAATAATCCTTTCTGAAATTTGCTACTCATGGCAAACGAACTAACTCTAATGGTAGAGCTAGAGCCTCCAGTACCATTTACTTGTGCTGACGGCACTGGCATCGAAAAAGGGACTTTGTTGATGTTAAGTGACCCGATGACTGTGGCAAAAGTCACCGGAGCTGCTCCCGTTGTTTGTGGAGTAGCAGCAGAGGAAAAGATTGCCAGTGACGGAAAGACCACAATTGGCGTATATCTTCGAGGCATATTCAAAGCAACAGCAGGTGGAACTATTGCTGTTGGTGCTGGTTTAATAGCTGAGAATGGAACTAACGAAGTATTAACTGCTACCGCAGCCGCAGACGCAGCTCAAATTTTTGGCATTGCTCTTGAGACTGCTGCTGATACAGAAACATTTCAAATTTTGTTAAATACTGGCATAGGCGGAAGTCCGGAGACTTAAAATGGCAGACGCAAGTGGACAAGCTGACATCCGAGGCATAAATGTCGATAAACTCGCTAAAGGGTTTGCGGATGAGGAAAACGTATTCAAAAAATGGGTAGTTGTTTCAAAGACTTCTGCAAGAGAAATCCGGTGGTATAAGAAGACTTCTGGATTTTTAGATACTCCTGACACTACTGGGATTACTGCATCTAGAATATATAATGTTGGAGAAAGGGCCTTACCTTATGTAGTTGAGCAGTCATGGACAAGAACCACTAGTTATGTTAAGAAGTTCTTTGTAGAATCTCCAACGATATCAGAAGAAGACATAAAGGATACTGATATAGACATTTTGGCTACTAACGTGAGAGACCTGGTCAGGGCAGTAGCTCGACAAGTTGATTCTCGAATTTATAATGTCATTACTGAAAGTCAGTCCCCCTCTGATATCAATACTGCTGCTGCTACTGGCACAGGCTGGGACGATACATCTAGTGGAAATCCAATCATTGACATATTAACTGCAAAGAGAAACATTCGAACTAACGGTTACAATCCAGAAGGAGGAGTTATTGCAATGGACAGTCTTGCACACCGAGATTTGATGAATTATTTGATCACTGTAAAGGGGTCAAGCATTCCTCAATACTCTAGTGAAAAAGTCAAGACTGGTGTTGTCATGGAAATACTTGGCTTAAATGTTTTAGTCAGTGAAAATGTAGTAACTGACAGTGTAGCGGTCTGGGTACCGAACAGGTCTGCTACATGGAAACAGTTTATGCCATTATCAAGTGTTGTAATAACTGATCCAGGGATAGGTAGAAAGATTCGTGTATGGGAAGAGGGCGAATGTTTACTGACAGATCCAAAGAGTGTTCATTTAATTACGGACACCACGACATAAAATGACATTAACAAACTTAAAGAGGCTGTTAGAACATTTCAGAACCAAGAAAATGACAGCCCAAGCAAAAGACATAGAGGATGCGATCAAGAGAAAGACTGTTGTTGAGTCTCCACCAGTGATAAAAAAGAAAACATTCAAATAAAATGGCTGCCGGAGATTTAACTGCAAGTACACCGACTTTATGTACTACGGCTGCTGCTGTCAAGACACACATTGACACATTAAATCTTGCTGCTACCACAGATTTTATCATGGTAATTCCAGTTCCCAACATGGCAGCATCATGGATAGTGTTTAAGGTTGAACGTGCAGCAGCATAAAATTTATATATTTTAATTTTTTTTATTCTTATAATGGCAGATTTATATAAATGGACCTTTGACGGCCATGCACAAGAGACAGAATTTGGTTCTTCTGCATTACTTCATGGTACACCATTCAAAGTCAGTCTCAATGCCAATGGTATTCGACAAAGGTGTGCAGGTTTTAGATTAAATGGTTCAAGTATAACTGTAGCTGCCAATTCAGGTTTAAATGATTTCTGGGCAGGTCAAAAATCATTATCAATGTGGGTACGTCCCAGTTCAGGTGGAGCAGCCACTCAATATTTGTTAAGCAAAGAAAACAATCAATGGTACATTGCTCTCACTTCTGGCGATTCAACTGGTAGAGGTTTTGGTTTTGCTCATGGGTTCAGT